ATATCGAGCCTCCGCAAGCGCAATGAAATCAGGTATGCGGTCAGTAAGATCGTCCCTGTCCAGCCAGTTCGCTACAGCGGTTTGAAGAGTGCTGTAGGTATTGATAGCCATTAGCGCGTCAGTTCAGAAACGTAGACAACGCCGCCGGTTGATACCTGGAGCGCGGCAACCTTTTCGCCAGCGTGGATGGAGAAATAAGTGGGCCAATCTTTTAGCAGAAAGACGCCGTTGGCGGCTGTTGCTGTTGGTGCTAACCCAAAACTTAGGTAGACGTTTTGTGTGGCCGTAATCAGCACATCGCTGACTTGTGCGCCGACACCATTGCTGGTCGCAGCAGACGTACCCGCGCTTGTTATGGTCTGAGTCGCCCCAGCCGGTCGATAGTTCCCTTTCATGTGTTTTTCCTAAAGGTCAGTTGGGGAGGTTTTTAAAAACTTGTTGTCTGGATTGTTGAGATAAGCCGCCATCAGTTTGTTGTCTTTTAAGATCTCACCGTTGGTTTCTTTTATCCATTGTTCCAGGACGGTTTTGGGAATCGTGGCGCACTTATGCCACTCGCCACGTTTGCCCATTGATAACTTGTCGCCATAGTCGTTGTACTCGCGCTTGTTGTTATCAATGATCGACTGAACATCCTGAACAGTGTTGAACGTGACAGATCCATCGGCGTGTTCGTGCATATCGGTTCTTCGATATGGCTCAACATCAAAAATTGTTTTGCGATCAGACATAACCGACGTTTCCCACTTTGGGCGCACCGTTAGAGGTGTCGCTGTAAGCGTCTTTCAGCCACTCCGTAGAGTTCTTCGGGCGTTCAACTTCTTTCGGTGCTGGCGGTGTTTTCTTCGTCAACTTCTTTGTCAATCCTTTGAGGTCTTTATTCATCTGATAGCGTTGTGTCATAAAAAAAGGGGCGAGTTTCCCCGCCCCTTCTCTTGGTGAATAACCTATTTCTAGGTCGTTACATTTGCCAGGTAACCAGAAGATTTCTGGTTCTTGGACATAAGACCAGCTTCGTAGACCAACATCTGACGCTGACTGTCACCAGTGACGGCGAGATCAACGGTTTTGAAGTCACGAAGAACGCCCATCGCCCAATGATCCATATCGAGGATGAAAACATCCTGGCTACGGGCCTGGTTGCGGTTGGGCTGGATCTTGAACGTACCAAAGTCACTGACATAAACATCAACAGCCGCGACAACGTGTGCCGGGGCTACTTTGTCAGCAGCGGTACGAAGGCTGGAAACGCTCTGAGTTAGATCAGAGATCGCCTGTTTAATATCAGGCTTACACATGATCACATCAGGGTCGCCACCGCTTTCGTATGCTTCTTTGATGACGGTCTTGATACCGACTTCGGTGATGCTGTTGTCAGTCGTAGCATCCGTGGCCGCATCAGTTCCGTTACCGGAAGACGCAGCTCCAGCTGCCGTGCCAGAACCCAGCGAATGGTAGTTGGTCGCGATCCATGCCGGAAGACCAGCAGTGATACGAGCAGTACCCGTTGCGCCAGCGTTACGAGCGACGTTGGAGGTCAGCATGAACTCAATGTCACGCTTCATCCGTTTCGCTTTTTTCGCAAGCTGGTAAGCCTGGGACGATTTGCGACCGGCGTAATCGACGGCCTCGTTCGTACCAGAGGTCTGGATGATGTAACGCGAGATCTGGGTGTAGTTACCTACACGAACCGGATTCTCACGAGCATCAGCGGAAGTTGAGTCTTGTCCATCACCTTCAAGCTGACGGTTAGCCGCACCGGCGGCGATAGTATCAGTCTGCCACTCGAAGAACGTGTTATCAACGCTCTGCTTGGAACAGCCGCTTAAAAAGGGCGTGTCCAAAGGAGCAATGTTGTAAATCACGTTGGCAAGTGACTCCCTGATACCGATTGCACTGTAAGTAGTGCTGGTATTTGTTGGGATTGCCATTGTTTGTCCTTAAAAGAAAAGTTATACGAAATCTTCCAGGAGAGCTGCCGCGTCATTGACGTTGCCGGTCTCTGAAAGTCGGTTTCTCAGCGCCGCACGTTTACTTTTGGACTCAGATTTGGCTGTTGCTGCTTTACTGCCGCGAATGACCTTGGGTTTGTTCTTGAGTTTCTTGGCCTTTGGATTGGCCTTCATCATCTCGTCGTACAAACGGGCCTTGTTCAAAACAATAAAGGATCGATGGTCGATAAGACTCTCGATCTCAGCGTCTTGGAAGCCCACAGACGAAGCGTAGGAACGCAGCTCACCAGCAAGTTCTTTCTGCTTACCAGGGTCACCCCAATCCGGTAGTTTTTCTACCAGGGCGGCGTGTTCCTTATTTACAGATTCTTGCCAGTTCTGTTGTGCTGCGGCCTCGTTTTTCGCAATCGCCTGTTGCTGGTGCTGATGCACCCTGGCGATATTTTCCTGGGCCTCTCTTAACTCTTCTCTTTTGGTCACGAACTCGATGGGGTCTTCCGTTTTAAGGCGTTCCCAATCGACGTTCGCAAACTGATCGAGGTTGGAGTTTTCAATCATCGACTGAAGTTGTTGTGCGTACTGCTGTCGCTCTGCCTGGATCTGCTGCATCTCGGAGGTGTACTGCTGTTGCAGTGCCTCCATCTGCTTTCGATCTTCCGCGAGAGCTTGGCTTTTCCTCGTAAACGAGGAATTGCGCGAGTAGCCCTTTATGAGTTCGTCGAAAGTTACCTCCACTTCTTCACCGTCGATTTTTACGGCAAAGAGGGGGTCTTCTTCGTCCTCTTCGGACTCTTCGCTTTCAGACTCTTCCTCATCCTCTTCGGACTCGGATTCGTCTTCAGAAACCGCCTCAGGAGATTCGTCTGGATCTTCTTCCGTGGACGTTAATTCTTCTTCGGTCGGAGTGGCTTCTTCTGTCTCTGGGGATTCTTGCGAGTCCAGAAGACCTAAGAGTGCCTGTTGTGCCGAGGCGATACTGCCCTCGTCGGTTATTACAGGTGCTTCATTAAGCGCCGGTGCTTCTTGCGTATCGGCCATTTTTAGCTCCATGAAAAAGCCCCACCGAAGTGGGGCCAACCAGCGTCCCTGCTGGCTCGTTTCGCGAAACGAGTTTCGTTAAAAAACAGTCTAAATCTTGTCGGTCATTTTCCCGGTTGTCACAATGGAATCAAAGTGACTCTTGAAACGACCCAAGGTCTTTAGACTCAACCAGAGCCTTTCCCTGGTTTCAACATCGTGATCGGCTGAGTGTTCCCAACTGATCAGGATTTCTTTTGCCAACAGATCCCATGCCTCGTTGATCATGGGGTCGGCTAAAATTCTTTTTGCAGCTTCAAGTCGTTGGCTTTCGTCCATGACTATTTCCTTTTAGGCTTCTTGCCACTCTTGCCACCACTCTTCTTCTTCTCTTTCTTTGGCTTCTTGTAAAACTCTTTGACTCCGTAAGGCATGATGTTCTCCTGATTCAGCCAATAGCGACTGGTCGGTTCTGTTGCGCCTCAAGGGCCAACTCTTGGGCTTTGAGTTGTGCATCGACGCTTGCTTCTTGAGCATCGACCTGAATCTTTTGGGCTTTGATCTCAACATCAGCGGCCTTGATCTCCAGTTCCTTCTGTTTCATCTGCATCTCCATCTGAGCCATCTGCTCCTGTGGGGATGGTTCTTTCGGGGGCATCTTGCTGGGGTCGTTAAGGAACTGACTGACATCCTTGAAGCCCATGTTCTTCACAAGAGCTGCGCCCATGTTGTAGAGGTTCTGTTCGTTGACGATAGACAAGCCGCCGGACATAGCCTGTGACGCAAACTGGATCATCTGTGAGAGGTGCATCATCTGCTGGTCACGGTTGCCGTGCCCCAGGCCGACCTGGACCGCACAATCCATCTTGCTTCGCCACATCGACGGGTCTACCGGAACCCACTCATTGCGTAACTGGATAACAGACTCTTTGTCCTGATGCTTGTTGACCAGTTCGTAGATCATGTAAGCCATGTCCCGGACGCCGGTATCAGCGAACACTCGGGCGATTAACTCGACACGCTGCTGCGCTGCTGTCATCACCTGGGCAACCTGAGTCGCGGAAGTGTGTGAAGTGAGTGCGTTGGCGTCGAGTCCCTGGCTCATCTTTGTCATGCCGGAGCGTTCTTCCCGGATGCTGTCGATGTAACCGAGCATTTCGAAGACGTAAGGCTGGAGCTGCGGGGTCGGTAACGGCTGCACCGCGCCCTGTGCCTTGGTACGCACGATGCCTCCAGGTCTTTGGGTTAGGAGGTCATCGAGGTTCACCATGCCCTCCTGGACGGCTACGCGCCCGGAGTTCTGGAGGTACATATTGTCGAGAAGATTCCGCAATAAAACGGTCTTTATCTTTTGGAGATCCATCACCTGATCGGCAAGCGACATCCCGAAGAACTTGTGTGCCATCGGGATCGGACAGAGAGTCGCGAACGGTGCGCGGTCTACCGCGTCATTGGCGAGTACCTGGTTGCCGCAAGTCAGGATACGACGCAGCTCGGATAAGCCGCCTTCGACCTCGACGCGCATATAACTTTCAAAGACCCAGACCTCGCGCAGAGCTCCCTCGCCTTCTTCGTAATCAAACGGCCAGCCCTGGGAGTTATCGAACTGGTGACGGGCGTTGCTCTCCTGGTTTATGTTGTAGTTCGCGAAGTCACTGCTGCCAATCAGATCGTCGTCCACCTCGTAGCCCATTTCGCG